TTAGCTTGTAAACTGCTTTCCGACACTATTAGTTAACGATTTAGCTATAGTTCTGGTAACTTCATCTTTTCTTCGACTCATGTGAGAAAAATGCGCAAATTTTAAAAAGAGAACTTTGCCTTTTTCTTTTTTGTTTTGTAATAACATTGGAAGTGAGTAGTAAATTACAAACATCCTTATTCCTTCAATAACTTCAGGACATTTATCGACGAGTAAGTCTTTAAACCGAGTATCAGTTTTGTCACGATATGATTGAATCAATTCACGTGAGGTAAAGGGCAATGTAAAAGCACCAGCATTTAATGCTTCAATATACTCACCATAAAGTACTCGGCTTATATCAAGGCAAATTATACCTTGAGAAGAGCGGTCTTCTAATTTGCTCAGTTGTTTTTCAAAAGCATACTTTACTAGTTCTATGACTTTTTTTTCACTTCTAGGGCGTTTGCATTCAATACCAAGTCTTATTATATCGTTTTGAGAAATAATATCGTGTTCGCCATTAATCTCAACATTAAAACCGGCCCTTTTGAATCTGGATGCCACTTTAGCTTCAAAAAAGAAATCTCTAGCAGAGTTTTTGTTATCATCTTCTAGAAAATCGGCACCTTTTGTTATTTTTGTTATAAAATGTTTTTCTATTTCACTTGAGTTAGAAAATGAATTGTAGAGCTCACAAAAATCTAGTAATTCAGTGATGGCCCATAACTCTTGAAATGAAGGGATTTGACCATCGCTACTCCATTTCTTATAAACTTTAGATGATTTTCCAAAACGAGTTGAGTTGTAATTAACTCCATATTCAGTTAACCATTTTTCGACTTTTTCAATGTCGCTAATTTCAATGGCATTCTGCTTAGTGGTATTGGAAATTGTCGTTTCCACATCAACTCCTTGATAACAAGTGTAATATTAATATATTTGGTTTATTGGATTAAAATAGAGTGCTTCATTTAAATGATCAGGTGAAAAATGCGCATACCGCATTGTAACTTTAATATCGGTATGCCCCAATATCCGTTGAAGCACAAGAATATTACCGCCATTCATCATAAAATGTGAAGCGAATGTGTGGCGCAAAACATGCGTCAGTTGCCCGGCAGGTGTGTCAATACCAGCGCGTTGCATAGCTTTTCTAAAGGCAGAGTAGCATGGTTTGAAGAGTGACAGCGCTTTTCTGCTCGTAGGCAGCTCAGCCTGTAACTTTTCAGTTATCGGCACCGCGCGGTTTTTCTTGCCTTTTGTTTTTACGAAGATGATTTGCCCAGCGCGAATCTGGTTCCCTCTCAAACATTCTGCTTCACTCCATCGTGATCCAGTTGCTAGGCAAATCTTAACAATAGTAGTCAGATCTTTAGAACGGCTTTTCTCACATTCAGAGAGTAGTGTGCGGATTTCTTCAATGGTGAGATAGCCATCTCGGATTCACTGATTTTAAACTCACGCACATTCTCTAACGGGTTCGGTGCAGTCCATTCATCAAATCGACGCAGTTCGTTAAACATGGCTCTGAAATACGCCAGTTCTAAATTAACCGTGCGTGGCGTAACATTCTTCACTCTGCTGGAGCGGGTGATCTTCCCACTTAAACGCTGCTCGTGATACGACGCAAAAATTTTCGAATTAAACTCGGTTGCGAGTGGGTTTCACATCGCCTCGCATGCAAAAGCCATCGTGGTTTGTCGCTTTTCACCATCCGCTAATTTGATGCCGTGGGTGTTGAACCAGAGTTTAATCAAATCAATTATGTTCCAGTTCCCGCCAGAAGGGACGCTGGTTGAAGTCGCTTTTACCGGGGGGCGACCTGATAAACCGTTTATCCGGCAGACGCTGCCGGATGGTACCAGTCTGCCGGATGTAAAGCCCGGCGAACAGCTGCAACAGCAGCGGGCGGAGGTGTCGCAGCGTGTTACCCAGGCTGGCGACTGGGTGCGGCAGACCGATCAGACCATCAGCGAAACATCGATGGCGCGGACGGTCAAAGCCGACACGGAACAGCGTGATCTGGTCAGTCGGGAAACCACGGTTAAAGCCACCGATAAGACCACGGTACTGGGTACCGCCACCCTGATGGCCGGAGCCATTCAGCAGGTCAGCGCCGGGGATTTTAGCCAGGCCGTGAAGGGTAACAGGCTGGCCAGCATTGAAGGGAATGACGAAACCGATATAACCGGGAAGCAGTCCATGAAAGTGGCCGGTGATGTGGATGTTGATGGGGGAACACTGACTGAAAAGATTGCCGCGCTGCGTAAATCGGTGGCGGCGGGCGGTCAGCAGATTATGGGACCAACTGTCCATATTGGCAGTGAGAGTGTCAATACGCTGGCCATGATGCTGGATACCATTGATTTACTGGCAGAGCTGGCGCAGCAGTGTGCGAGCCATTCACACCCCAGCGTGGGTACGCCAACCAATGCCGGGGCATTCACACAGACGGCGGAGAAGGCCGGACAGACCCGCAATAAGTACCAGAAAATAATCGCCTGACCATCCCATCAGCCCGCGCATAATGCGGGCTTTTTTGTACCCATTCCCAGACCTCACCAGACGCATTCTAAGCGTTTATTTCCCCTGACCACTACCACGCAACATCATTAAAGGCTCTGTGCTGTCACGTTACGCTGGCGGCGCTAAATGCTGACAAAATAAATCTTTCGCAGACAAAAACGGCACTACACCGCACCCGCCTGCGGTTTCTGGATCGATAAGTTTTTTCAGTTTTATTTTTCTACAAACCAGACAGCCAGACTGCGCCAGCACTGGCGGCTTTGCGGAAAACCAGAACTGAAAAGGATGAAAGGAATTTCAGTGTTTTTCAGTTTTTTTGTCCTTATGTTTAATGTGTGCTACAATTAATTTATTGATTTATATGGTTAAATGTAATTTTTCTTAAATGAACTGGCTTGATGGGTTGCATTTGCTAAGCTTAGTAACAACATAGAAAGAGAGAGGAACCAATGGCTTACTATCTTAGCTATTGGAGTGATTACTGAAATCTGTTGTACAGTGCTTGTGGTTGTCACTTATGCAGTGTATAAAGGTCATCCAAACAGATTTATGAGTAAAAAATGACTAACTGGAGGAGCAATACTATGAAAACTTTCCGCGAAGAGGATTGGGGCTTATCCTAAGAAGTTTCATTTTCTGAATTGACGAGAGGTGGGGTTTTTCCCCGCCTTTTTTGTATGCAAACATAACTACAACTCATTGAAAATGAATGAAATAATTTCTAATCTCTGGGATACTAGCCCAACGTTCTTCAGTAATGTTGTTGCGGCCATCGTTGCTCTAATAGTGGCTGTCGTAACGATCAGAAAAAATCGTCAAACATCCCGCGAAAAAAACTCGTTAGATTTCGAATCATCTTATAAAAGAAGCGATAAAGTTGATGCCGCTTGGCAAGAAATCTTAACTTTATTGAAGAAAGATCCTAAAAAGCCCAAAAAACCGATGAGCCATTGGGGACTAAATTCTGTAAGGCAAACGAAAGAAGCCCGAGCGCTGATGACGGTTTTCAATGAATGGGAACGCTGTGGGAACGCCATCAAACACGGGCTCTTTGATGAAGGATTTTTGTACAAAGTCTATGCTTCCACAGTCATCAACCTTTATGTTGCATGTAAACCCTACATTGAAGAACGTCAAAAGGTTAATCCGCGGATATATGCTAATTTTTGTTGGCTTGCTAACAGGTGGATTGTGAAAAGGCGCGGGGAATGCCTCAAGAATGAGTTGAGACTGCCGTTTAATCTGTCTTTCCCCAAAGAAAAAGGAAGGCACTAGTCAGCCATCGATGCATCATATATAAGATCTGGATTTTATTATGCTCGATAACGAAGGGTTGCACCTATGTGTAACCCTTTTTTGTCTCGTGTATAGCGACAGCATTCACGATGGGTAGTCAAATCATGATCCCTCTTGCTGGCATTAAACCTGCTACCGAGCGATTATTTATCATTTTTGGACTTAGTATCTTCTTGATATTTTTTGTAAGATTCGGCCAACCAAAGTACGCTAATCCAAACAAGAAAATATAAGCACAAAGCTAATGCAACAAACAAAATGATGTGAAATGGCTTTTTCCAAACATCATCAATGATTTCAACTGCACCTTCAGTGAAGGAAAGTTTATTTTTGAGTATGTTTGTGTAAGCGTTGAGAAAAGTGTAAACGACGAACGTTAAGAAACCTGTCCCCAAAATAAAATTAAACAGCTTACTTGATAGGTGTTTTAAGTAGAATCCTGGGTTTTTAAAAGCGAAACCTACCCATATGGCGACTGAAGAACAGAACCCCCCAACCAGCCATATCAAAGTGCTTAATTCGATCTCCATGCGTTGGTCCCCACAACAAGTTGAAGCTATGCAATCAAGCATCGTGCTGCTTTCATGCGACACTTTTGCGACACAAGAGAGAAGATGAAAAAAAGCCACCTTTTGCAAGGTGGCTTAATTCTTTGATTATAAAGCTAAAATTTGGTGGCCCCTGCTGGACTTGAACCAGCGACCAAGCGATTATGAGTCCGAACCATATTTGATTAAAAACAATGATTTACAGTAAATTCAAGCGCATAGGATTTCGTATATTGTCGAAAAGTATTGCATAGTGCTGCGCTGTGCTGCCATTTTGCTGCCACTAATTAGGTTTAGGGGGTTAAGTTGAACCGCTTCTGTTAGATGGTCGGGAGCAAAGTGAGCATAACGCATCGTAACTTTTATATCTGTATGTCCGAGGATGCGTTGTAAGACCAGAATATTGCCGCCGCCCATCATGAAATGGCTGGCAAAAGTATGTCGTAGAACGTGCGACAGCTGACCGTCTGGCAGTTCTATTCCCGCGCGCTTTATCGCGCTCCTGAATGCTGAATAACAACCGGTAAAGAGTGGCTTCGAGGTTCGGCTTTTGGGTAGCAATTCGTAAAGCTCATCACTGATTGGAACCGCACGGTTTTTCTTACCCTTAGTTTTGATAAAAGTTATTTTACCGGGGCTTATCTGCTTGCCAGTTAAGCTCTCAGCCTCTCCCCATCTTGCGCCGGTCGCAAGGCAGATTTTAACAATCGTGGTTAAATCACCTGCTTTGCTTTTCTCGCATTCCTCAAGCAAGCGCGTCGCTTCCTCAACCGTAAGCCAGGCTAACTCAACTTCTGCAATCTTAAACTCTCTGACGTTTTCGAGAGGGTTTGGTGCTGTCCAATCATCAAGCCTTTTCAGCTCATTGAACATAGCCCGAAAGTAAGCCAGTTCGAGGTTTACCGTTCGAGGGGTTACTGACTTTACGCGATCCGAGCGGGTGATTTTTCCGCTTAATCGCTGTTCTCTATACGTTGAAAATAATTTAGCGTTAAATTCAGTTGCGAGGGGATCGCCCATAGCGAGACAGGCAAACTCCATTGCGCCTTTACGCTTCTCGCCATCAGCAAGTGTTACACCATGTGCGTTATACCAGGCTGTAACCAAATCCCTAACGCGGCGTTTGTCTGTCTTCTCACCCAGCCACGGCTTATCCTGAGCTTGATCCTTTATATGGCGCTCGAATGCTAGAGCCTCGCCCTTAGTGGCAAACTGGCGCCGGATGCGTTTTCCATCGCGCCCGTTTGGGAATACCTGGGCTTGCCACTTGCCATTGGCGAGTTTGCTTACGGCCACTTAATTAATCTCCCGTTTGGTATCAAACAAACTGCTCGGTTTTGCTTATCACCTTGCCTAATACTTTTACGTCTGACGTCGCGCACTCAAAAGAGGCTCGCCCATTCTCAATACGTATGCGTCCGCCGGGGAATCTAAAAACCTCTCTAATACTGGTTAAGCCGTCAATTTCGACCAGCCACCACCCATCGTTGATTTCACCCTCGTGATTATCGACTAAATAAACTGAGCTTTCGAAAGTCACGACAAAGGGAGCTGATAAGCCTGCAGGAATTAAACTAGCGTCGTATATGATTTCATTTTGTGAAGTTGAAACCCCATCAGTGATTACCAAGTGCTTTAGAGTCCTGGTAACCGTTCCAGCCTCAGCCTGACCCTCAAGCATCGGACCTTCACCAGCGGCCAGCCATAACAGAGAAGCGCCCGTTTCAAGATGGCAAATCACAGCCCAATCAGAGGGAAACGTGTTCCGGGCATACCTATTAGCCATGGTGCTCTGTGATATCCCCAGATGATTGCAAAGGGCCTGGCGAGTGGTGAATCCATAGGCTTTAAGAATGCGCTCAATGACCGGTTGACCGCCTTTGTTCTGCATAATCTCCGTACGCAGCTTTTGCGGAATATGGTGTTTTGTGATGTTTTGAATTGACATTGGCGTTTTGTGATCCTATTCTCCGTTATGTGAAGCAACGAATAGTAATTAATAGTCTCGAATAGTGTAGAGACAACCCAAACTGAGGAATATTGCATCATGAAACAACATTTATCAATGCGCCCCAGCATCAACCTTGTGGTGTCTGAACCATATATCACCCTGCATGAGTTCTGCCGTCGTACCGGTTACAAGCTCAGCTATGCCCGTCAAATGGTTCGTGAGGGGCGTCTCCCGATCCGTAAGAAAGAAAACGCGAACGGTCTGGTTGAAGTAAACATGTTCGCCTTGACGATGGAAGCAGCCCAGGGCTGTGAAGTCGCAATGCAAGCCTGATAGTTCCATTTTGGGATAAAAAAGGATTTACGACATGTTTGATTATCGCGTTTCCAAACATCCTCACTTTGATGAAGCCTGCCGCGCTTTCGCACAGCGTCACAATATGGCGAAGCTGGCAGATCGGGCAGGCATGAATGTCCAGACGCTGCGCAACAAGCTTAACCCTGAGCAGCCCCATCAGTTCACGCCGCCGGAAATTTGGCTGCTGACGGATATCACTGAGGATTCCACGCTGGTTGATGGTTTCCTGGCTCAAATTCATTGCCTGCCGTGCGTACCTACGAACGAAGTGGCAAAAGAAAAACTCCCGCATTACGTAATGAGTGCAACTGCGGAGATTGGGCGTGTAGCTGCAGGCGCAGTATCCGGTGATGTGAAAACCAGTGCAGGCCGCCGCGATGTGATCAATAGCATCAACTCTGTTACGCGCCTTATGGCACTCACTGCAGTTTCATTGCATGCGCGTTTGCAGGCGAATCCGGCGATGGCAAGCGCGGTGGATACCGTGACGGGCCTCGGCGCTTCGTTCGGTCTGATCTGAGGTGGTTATGCTGACTAAAGAACCATCTTTTGCATCACTTCTCGTTAAGCAAAGTCATGCAATGCACTACGGTCACGGCTGGATCATGGGGAAGGATGGCAAACGCTGGCACCCGTGCCGCTCTCAGGATGAACTGCTGGCTGACCTGTCCACAACCAAACAGGGGAAATCATGGCTATTGAAGGCGCTACGGCGACTGTTCCATTAAGTCATGGCGAGCGACTTGCGGGACTTAACCATATAAACGACCTAAGAGAGAAAGTATTCGGTCTGAATATAGAGCCAGAATTGGAGCGATTTTTAAAGGATATGCGAGATCCAAGAGATGTAAATAATAAACAGAATGTCAGGGTTTTGGCGGCAATGTTATTTGCAGCAAATATTCCGGCTAGGCGTCACAACATAACCGTCAGTGAAATGACGGAAGAGGAAAAGAATAATTTGAAAGAAATAATAAACGCCTTTCGTGCCGCTGTAGGTTTGTTTCCTAAATGGCCTGCAATTCCTAAAAAACCTTCCTAATGATCATCATGGTGGTCATTGTGAAGGTAATTAACAACAACTGAGGATATTAAAATGGCATTTTTTGGTTTCGGTAAAAAAGCACGTAAAGCAGTTCAGGAAGTAAAAAAAATGGAAAACCGCGATGCAGTAGAAGCAACTGTATGGGGCGCATATTCTATTGCCTACTCTGATGGTACATGCGATGCAAAAGAAATTGCAGTGCTGGAGAAAACAATCTCAGCATTACCTGCATTTGCCCCGTTTTCTGGCGAGATTGCGCAGATGAGCAGCAATATTCGCGCACGTTATGAGGCGTCACCGCGTTCTGCTAACGCTCAGGCATTGCGTGAACTGGCTGATGTGGCTGGCACGGCTGATGCAGTTGATGTGCTTTGTCTGTGCCTGGACATTGCCGATCAGGATGGAATCGGAGAAGAGGAAGAAGTAACCCTGAAAAAAATCGCTCAGGCGCTTCAATTACCTTTGGACCAGTACCTGTAATGGGCAAGGTTCGCTGTTTAGCAATCTGCGTTCTGCTGTTCCTTGTAGTGGCAGTGGATTTTACCGGGCGCATTATGTCTATGCTGGCAGATGGTGTTTTGGTAGCAGGGATCATTGCAGTGGCGCTACCCATGTTTAAAAAGTCCTAACTCTATAGCCCGTGTAATGCGGGCTATATCTGAATAACCAAACAGAAATTAAAGGCGTAAACCCGCCGGGCTTCTTATTGCCCAAATTCAGGAGAAATAACAATGCGAAATATTGAAACCCGTATCACCAAAACAGGACCAGATGATGCTGGCCTTAACCAGATACTGACTGATGCACGCATGGAAGAACGCCGGGCACGTGCCGCGGCAATGGCAGCCCGTCTTGATAGCCTGGCTTGCCATATCACGTCACGTCAGCTTAACCACGTTGAAGCGGCGGAGCTGTTGCGTATTGCGGCTGAAAACATTCAGAACGAAGCGCAGGAGAACCACTGATGGCTGATTCAATGGACCTCGTACAGCAGCGCGTTGAAGAAGAACGTCAGCGCAACATCCACACCGCCCGTAACAGAACGCCGGGCGTTTCCCGTGTGCTCTGCATTGATTGCGATGCGCCGATCCCGCCAGCACGCCGCCGTGCTATTCCGGGCGTGCAGTGCTGCGTCACCTGTCAGGAAATTTCAGAGCTGAAAGGCAAACACTATAACGGAGGTGCTGTATGAATACCGATAATATGACAATTCGCCAACGTGCAGAACAATGGCTTGATGAAGGATATTTATTCATCGATACCGAAACTACAGGGCTGGGAGACGACGCGGAAATAGTTGAAATATGCATTATTGATAGTCATGGGTTTGTTATGCTTAATACGCTTATTAAGCCCACTAAGCCTATCCCTGATGAAGCAATAGCCATTCATGGCATTACTAATGAAATGGTAGCTTTTGCGCCTGCCTGGACTGATATATGCGGGGCAGCGGAGGAACTATTTCGGCGCTTTGGGTTTGTTATCTATAACGCCGATTATGATCTCCGGTTAATTCGTCAGACCTACGCATTGAATGGAAGACCTTCTGAAGGTGCGCCATGGATGCTTGCTGCTCATTCTGTTTGCGCGATGAGGCTTTATGCAGAGTATCGAGGCGAGCCGGGACGATTTAATGGCTATAAATGGCATAAGCTGGTTGATGCTGCTGCGCATGAAGGTGTTGTGGTCGAAGGTAAGGCGCACCGTGCTTTAGCTGATTGCAAAATGACGCTAGGGCTTGTCCGTGCTCTGGCTAAAGGTGGTGCTAAATGAGTACCATCCTGAAATGGGCGGGAAATAAAACCGCTATCATGCCGGAATTGATTAAGCACCTTCCTGCTGGCTCGCGACTGGTTGAACCTTTCGCGGGTTCCTGTGCTGTGATGATGGCGACAGACTATCCTCATTATCTTGTCGCGGATATTAATCCAGATCTTATCAATCTCTATAAAAAAATTACCATTGATTGTGACGCTTTCATATCACGCGCAAAAAATATTTTTGCGATTGCGAATAGAGAAGTTGCTTATTACAACATTAGGCATGAATTTAATCATTCCTCTGAAATTACTGATTTCATGAAAGCAGTATATTTCCTTTATCTTAATCGTCATGGTTATCGTGGGCTGTGCCGTTACAACTTGAGCGGTCATTTTAATGTCCCTTACGGTAATTATAAAAAGCCGTATTTCCCTGAAAGTGAAATACGCGCTTTTGCTGAAAAGTCTCAACGCGCAACGTTTATCTGTGCCAGCTATGACGAAACACTGGCGCTGCTGCAAGCTGGTGATGTTGTTTATTGTGATCCGCCATACGATGGCACATTTAGCGGTTATCACACTGCCGGTTTTACAGAGGACGATCAGTATCATCTGGCGTATATTCTTGAGCGCCGGTCATCAGAAGGTCATCAGGTTATTGTGTCCAACAGCGACACGTCCCTGACTCGTTCGCTTTATCGTAACTTTACCCGCCACCGTATCACCGTAAAGCGCAGCATGGGTGTGGCTGCGGGTGATGGTAAATCTGCTTCAGAAATCATAGCCACGAAGTCAGTGTGCTGGTTCGGTGCTGATTTTGCCAGAGGTCCAGACCGTACCGTTGAGGTGCGCGTATGAATGCCATCGATCCGCGCTGTTTCGCAGCCAGCACCATCAATACCATCAGTATTTCAGGCGGCAAAGATAGTCTTGCACAGTGGCTAAGAGCTATTGAAAACGATGTTCCGCATATTTCTGTCTTTGCTGATACGGGCCATGAACATCCCCAGACGATGGATTATCTGGATTATCTGGAATCAAAGCTGGGCAAGGTTATCCGCGTTAAAGCTGATTTCACGCGCCAGATAGAAGGAAAACGTAAATTCATTGCTGAGAAGTGGCCCGTTTCTCTGGTTCAGGAATGCGGTATGTCGCCAGATGAGGCCGCAGAACGTATCCATCGGGCACTGGAAATTCTTAAACCAACCGGCAATCCGTTTCTTGATTTATGCATGTGGAAAGGGCGTTTCCCTTCAACAAAGGTCCGTTTCTGCACGTTTGAGCTGAAACATGAGCCGGTGCGGACGCAGGTGATCGTCCCGGCTCTGGACGAATACGACGAGGTGATTAGCTGGCAGGGCGTCCAGGCACAGGAATCACCGGCGCGTGCTCTGTTACCTGAGTGGGAGGAAGATGCAGACGATACTCCGGGTTTGCATGTCTATCGTCCGATCCTCAACTGGCTGCATGAGGATGTATTCGCCATTGCCAGACGCCATGGCATCAAGCCCAACCCACTTTATCTGCAGGGCTGCAGCCGTGTCGGTTGTATGCCATGTATTCATGCCCGCAAGTCCGAGCTTGCAGAGATTTTCCAGCGATGGCCCGAAGAAATCAGCCGTGTGGCTGAATGGGAAAGAATGGTTGCGGAATGTTCACGTCGCGGCAATTCAACATTCTTTCCGTCCACACATGACCCGCGCCGGGCTGAAAAACGTATTGAGGTTATCACCGTTGATGCTTATGGCATTGAGTCTTACCGCGACTGGGCTTTAACCACTCGCGGCGGTGCGCAGTTCGATCTGCTGGCTGGCATGAACGATAAGGCAGTGTGCAGCAGTGTTTATGCCGGAGTCTGCGAGTGACGGAAATCAGTACAGGACGCTTCGTCGCCCCATTTGTTACTAAAACTCCCGGTAGCGTTGAAAATGCTGCCGGGCCTTATTCGTGGAATTTACTCAGGAAAGCAGTTAACCCCTATCTGGACCCGGCGGAAGTTGCGCCGGAGTCCGCGCTTTCAAACCTGATCGCTCTTTACGCTGCGGATAACGAGCAGGAACAGCTGCGCCGTGAGGCGCTGAGTGATGAGGTCTGGGAACGCTATTTCTTCAATGAATCCCGTGATCCTGTCCAGCGTGAAATGGAGCAGGACCGGCTGATTAGCCACGCCAAAATGGCGCGCGAGCAGCAGCGTTTTAATCCCGATCTGGTCATTCTGGCTGACGTTAACGCCATGCCGTCCCATATCAGCAAGCCTCTGCTGGAGCGGATTAAATATTTCCATAGTCTGGGCAGAGCAAAAGCCTATTCCCGCTACCTGCGCGAAACCATCAGGCCGTGTCTTGAGCGTCTGGAGCGCGTGCGTGACAGTCAGGTGTCTGCCTCTTTCCGGTTCATGGCGAGTCATGACGGGCTGGAGGGGCTGCTGGTACTGTCTGAAATGAATCAGGATCAGGTCAAGCGCCTTTCCACGCTGGTTGCGGCACATATGAGCATGTGTCTCGATGCGGCCTGCGGTGATCTGTTTGTCAGCGATGATGTAAAACCAGAAGAAATCCGTCAGGCATGGGAAAGGGTTGCCGCAGAAGCCATGCGTCTTGAGGTCATCCCGCCAGCGTTTGAGCAGCTACGCCGCAAAAAGCACCGCCGCAAGCCGGTGCCTTATGAACTGATCCCGGCGTCGTTGGCTCGTATGCTGTGCGCGGACTGGTGGTATCGCAAACTGTGGCAGATGCGCTGCGAGTGGCGGGAGGAACAGCTGCGTGCTGTCTGCCTGGTCAACAAAAAAGCGTCCCCGTATGTCAGCTATGAAGCCGTGATCCACAAACGCGAGCAGCGCCGCAAATCGCTGGAGTTCTTCCGCTCTCATGAACTGATTAATGAAGACGGCGACACGCTGGACATGGAAGACGTGGTGAACGCCAGCAACAGCAACCCGGCACACCGCCGTAATGAAATGATGGCCTGTGTTAAAGGACTGGAGTTGATAGCGGAAATGCGCGGAGACTGCGCAGTGTTCTATACCATCACCTGCCCGTCACGCTTCCACTCAACGCTCAACAACGGCAGACCTAATCCGAAGTGGACCAGCGCTACCGTCCGGCAGAGCAGTGACTATCTGGTTGATACGTTCGCCGCTTTCCGCAAGGCTATGCACAAGGCCGGGCTGCGCTGGTATGGCGTCCGCGTGGCAGAGCCGCACCATGATGGCACCGTGCACTGGCATCTTCTGTGCTTCATGCGCAAAAAAGACCGCCGTTCCATCACTGCGATGCTGCGCAAGTTTGCCATTCGTGAAGACCGCGAGGAGCTGGGCACCAATACCGGGCCGCGCTTCAAGTCCGAGCTAATCAACCCGCGCAAGGGTACACCGACCAGCTACATCGCCAAATACATCAGCAAGAATATCGACGGGCGCGGGCTGGCTAAAGAAATCAGCAAAGAAACCGGCAGATCACTGCGTGACAGTGCCGAGCATGTCACCGCCTGGGCGTCACTGCACCGTGTTCAGCAGTTCCGTTTCTTTGGTATTCCGGGGCGTCAGGCATACCGCGAGCTGCGCTTGCTGGCTGGTCAGGCGGCGAGAGTGCAGGGTGAACGCAAAGCGGGTGCGCCGGTACTGGATAACCCGCGTCTGGATGCGGTACTGGCAGCTGCAGATGCGGGTTGCTTTGCCACCTACATCATGAAGCAGGGCGGTGTACTGGTGCCCCGCAAACATCACCTTGTCCGCACGGCTTATGAGCTTAACGACGAACCGGGCGCCTACGGCGATCACGGTATCCGTATCTATGGCATCTGGTCCCCGATTGCAGAGGGCAAGATTTGCACACACGCGGTGAAGTGGAAAAAGGTTCGTAAGGCTGTTGACGTTCAGGAGGCGGTAGCCGACCAGGGCGCTTGCGCCCCTTGGACTCGTGGCAATAACTGTCCCCCTGTTGAAAATCTGAACAAATCAGGGGGTGATTTACCCGATATAAAAACCATGGATGAGGACGAGCTGCAGGAATATCTCCACAGCATGGGCCAGAAGGAACGGCGGGAGCTGACAGCCAGGTTAAGGCTTGTAAAACCGAAGCGGAAAAAAGCATACAAACAGACTATTTCGGATCAGCAGCGCCTGCAGCTTGAGGCTGAGCTGAGTTCCAGAGGGTTCGATGGTAGCGAGTCAGAGATTGACCTTCTTCTGCGCGGCGGCAGTATTCCGTCAGGTGGCGGGCTGCGTATTTTTTACCGCAACCACCGTCTGCAGGAAGATGACAAATGGCGTCAGTGGTACTGATGCCGCAGCTTTAACAATTCTTGCTCTTATTGATCCGCATCAGAGCGATCTAATTGACAGATAAAAAACGTTTTACATTCACCAAATCCTACTATACTGTATTTATAACCAGTGGATATACATACAGTTATTGTGTGTCCGTAGTAGTGATAGGAGGGAAAATGCAGGATTATCTTTTGGAGTCGTTGAAACTCCAGCGCATTGATTTTTTTATCAAGCTTGTAGCGGCTAGTGAGTGTAGCGACGAAGAAAAGCGGCTGGCTATCCAGTGGGTGTCCGAAATGACCGACGAGCTGATGGCGAAAATCCGCAGCCATGAATACTGTCGGTCAATGGACGTCACCAGTTAAGGGGGTCTGTATGCGCATTGAAATAATGATCGATAAAGAGCAGAAGATTAGCCAGGCTACACTGGACGCCCTTGAATCCGAGCTTTACCGTAATTTGCGCCCTCTGTATCCCAAAACAGCAATTCGTATCCGTAAGGGCAGCGCCAACGGCGTTGAGCTGAGCGGGTTAAAGCTGGATGAAGACAAAAAGCGAGTGATGGAAATAATGCAGCAGGTCTGGGAGGACGACAGCTGGTTACATTAGCAAACGTTGCGGGCGATAAAACTGGTTTTTACCGTCCGCAAGGTTGAACAACGAGCCACGCGAGGCGTTAGTGCTGTTGTGCATGACTATGCCGCATGAAATCGCATGATCGTTTGAGGATCGTTTTTGCTCAGGCCCGCCAGAACTGGCGGGCTTTTACTTATGTCATGCAGGTGCATGAAAACCACTACACAAAGTGGGCAGGCGTGGCGGGGATACGAGCGCGCGCAATGGGGTGAAATGGTAAAAATCCGGCGCAATCTCCGGCGCACTGGCGGCTTCAATCGCTGAGGGTGAGTGAGTGACGGCAAAAAAGAAGCGCCCCGCAGAATGCTGCTGGGGCGCTGTAAGAGGTGGTCTTGTTGTCGCGGTGCGGTGGGTCAGTCGTTGCGCTTGTCTTCTGTCAGTCCCAGCGTATACGGCTCAAAGCGGATCACTTCTTCGCCCAGCCAGTCGTTAAGCTCCTGCAGTCGCTTCTGCAACGGCATCAGCTCGTTGCGAACAAAGACGCGGCTGGCCTTTTCCACATCACCAAAGCCGCCGGTATTGTTGGGAATGATGCCCATCATCTGTGGCGGCACGCGGTGCGCTGCCATCATGTCATCGCGGCTCACGTTCTTGATGTTCAGAAACTCATCCTTTGCCGCAACTTCCGACAACGGGATGATCTGGATGCCGTCCTTTTTACCGTTGGGCGAATACATAAACAGGTTACGGAAGTTGCCCGGCCCTTTGGCGCTTTTCATTGCCTGGCGGATATTGTTCACGTCCTCCTGGTTCTGTGCTGCGTCGGTCATGTACATGATGAAGCCCGCGTGGCTGCCGTTGATATAATACTTGCGGCGGAACAGCGTTGCGGACTCGTTGAGCAGGGTTGACGGAATGGCGGAGAGATAGCCGGGCAGCCCGTAAATCTCCTGGTTAATATCCGGCTCCAGCAGATGAAAGATGTTGCCCTGCGTAAATTCATAGGGCTGCGTGGTCAGGCCATACTGCACAAACCAGTAGGTGTCGAGATCCACGCCGCGCCGTGTGTACTTCGCCAGTGCTGGCTCCAGTGAGAGAACGCCGCCGAGCCGGTTGGTGCGCTTTTCCAGATAGGCGTTACCGAACACCAGATAGTCCTGGACGAAACGGGCAAAAGCCTGCTGGCTGAGCAGACGGTGCGGGATGTAGGTACTGCTGAGAATGTCACGCTTAACGGCAATCGGTGAGCTGTGATGCACGGCGGCGCGGTAGGTACGCGCCAGTCCGTCAAAGCTAACCGGCGGCTCATACCAGCGATCCATCTGCACGCATTCCACGTAGTCCAGCAATTCGCGTCGGTCTAACACCGGCACCGGGTCGCCAAAGCTGAACGCCTCCGCCGCCGCGCCGCCTGATTTGACGTTGTGATCTACCGCTGCGCGGTTGTTCTTGTTTTTACGTTTGCTCATGCCGCCTGCTCCTTGTCAGCCTGGGGCCATTCGCACATAAACAGCATTTTCCAGTCCTCTGCTGATAATTCTTTTTTCATGTCATTCAGCCATTCATCATCAAAGAGCGCGGCTCCGGTTGCGAGCGTTGCCCCGGATGCTGCAGCGTCATCAGCGGTAAAGGTCATGCAGGTAGTGCCGTTGCGGGCGATCAGCTTCTTGTATTCCTGCCATGCCTCCGGGTTGCGGCTTGGGGTGGTGTAGTAGGTAGCGTGATAGCGCGCGTGCATGGACAGGCCTTTGGCGAGCGCAATCATATTTTTTGGGGAGTCAGCCCAGGCATACTCTGACACGTAGACGTTTCCATGGAGCGCGGCGGCGAGGCTTTTCGGCCCGATAAAATAAATGACCGCACCGTTTGGTAGTTCCAGATGAGCTTTACCTGATTTTATTTTCCCAAGATGTGTCCAGGCTGCGGCCTCACTTAAAAAAGCTGATATGTAGGTTTTGACGGTCAGGGCTGATGCCGGGGTGCAGCCCAGAAAAATCTGGTTGCGTCCGGTATGCAGTGCATCGTTCAGGGCTTCGTAGGCGAAAAAGAAATCTGCGCCAGCCTGACGCATTTTTGTAAGCACGCGGTTTCTGCTGCGTGCGCCACTGTTCCATTCATGCTGATAAGCAAAGAAAGGGCGGTCTACAGGCAGACTGGCGGTGGTCATGAGGTTAGTTGGGGTTGAGTGCATCAGAAAATCTCCACAATGTTGCTGGTATTGGCGGCTTCGCCCTGTAGCGGTTCGTTAAACAGTGCATGCATCGTTGCCCATGCCAGATCGGCGTGGCTGGCTTCTTCGCTGCGGCTGGCTTCGTAGGTAGGGCGGTTGCCGCTGGCGGTAGTGGCGCGGCGGATAGCCATAAAGGACTGCGCAATGTCGGTGTGTCCTGCGTCAAACTCCAGACGGCGGTGGCTGATAATGTCGTATGCCTTGAGCACCAGGGCGTTTTTGACGTTGGGGTTGTAGACAAACTCCCGCACGGCAGGAAAGAACGCTTTCACGTTCTCATAAACACCGTGACCGACGCCGGTCGAGTCGATGCCGATATAGGTCACGTTGTACTGCTGTGTCAGCTTTTTGATAGCGTCAGCCTGGGCGCGGAAGTCCATCCCGCGCCACTGGTGCCGCTCAAGAATGCGGAACTTGCCGCCCGGCACAGTTGGCGGTGCCATAACCACGCACCCGGCGCTGTCACCGTTCTGTGTGCCTTTCGCCGGGTCGTATCCGATCCAGACTTCGCGCCAGCCAAACGGGCGCAGCGCCAGCGCCTGAAAATCTGCCCACACTTCCCAGCTGTCCACCATGCACGCCTGCAGCTCGCTGAGCGGGAATACTGACGCCAGATCGTCAATAAATTCGCACATCAGCAGGTTCTGGTATTCGTCCGGGCTGTACTCCATGCGCAGCTGGTCGAGGTCGAACAGGTTACAGCCGCCGCGCACCGCATCTTCCACGGTGACGATCTGGCGGTACTGTCCGTCAGGGCAGAGCAGGCCGCGCGCAAGGTTGCTGTGGGTCAGGTCAATATCCACCTTGTCCGCTTTGGCGCGGCCCCGGTTAAACAGCGCGCCGGACCAGAACGGATAGGCACTGTGCGTCAGGCTGGACGGCGTGGAAAAGTAGGTTTGTCGCCATTTCTTGTGAATGGCCATCCCGGAGGCAACCTTGCGCAGCTCCTGGAATTTCGGTATCCAGAAATATTCATCAAGATACAGGTTGCCGTGGTAGCTCTGCGCCGTACGGGCATTGGTGCCAAGGAAGTACAATGCTGCCCCATTGGGTAGCACCATGGGATCGCCTTTCAGTTCCACTTCAACTTCTTTGGCAAAGTCGATGATGTACTGCTTAAAAACGTGCGCCTGTGCTTTACTGGCAGAAAGGAAAATCTGGTTGCGTCCGGTCAGCAGGGCGTCAATCAATGCTTCACGGGCAAAATAAAACGTGGCGCCAATCTGGCGCGACTTGAGCAGATTGCGGATGCGGTTTGTTTTCCCGGCTTCAAACCAGTGGCGCTGATAGTCGAACATAGAGGCGTGGAAGACTTCTTCCAGCTTTTCGATCTGTTCGTCGGTGAAAACGTTCTTTTCCGGCTGACGGCGTGGGCCTTTGTTGCGGTTGGCTACTTTCGGGTTTAAATCAGCTTCGTTCCCGCCATCGTTAAATTTGCCGATGCGGGCGTGGCGCTCTGACTGGCGCGCCAGCAGGTCAATTTCCTTGAAGTCTTTCCCTTCTTTCTGCTCCTTCATGATGAGCTGGCAGTAACGTGCGGCGGTGGTGAGCTGCATCTGATCCAGCGGCCCATAGTCGCCCCACTTGTCGCGTTTTTTCCAGCTGTGAACGGTTGCAACTTTTTCGCCCAGCATTTCAGCAATGCGGGCTACGCGGTATCCCTGAAAGTACAGCAGCATGGCCTGCCGACGGGGATCGAGGTCTGCGGGGGTCAGTGTCGTGTTCATGGCCCAAACATACGGCCTTGGATAGCAGCTTTCCCCGGCTGCGGTTTGTGTGGTTTACCGTACAAATACAGCGCGTTGTCTCACTCCCCTCATCACCGCAAACATAAGGCTCCAGTAAGTTATTTCTAACGGAGCACGGCTCATGACAGTGAAAGCAAAGCGTTTCCGTATCGGGGTGGAAGGTGCCACCACTGACGGGCGCGAGATCCAGCGTGAATGGCTGGTACAGATGGCAGCCAGCTATAACCCGACGGTCTATACCGCTCTGATTAACCTTGAGCACATCAAGTCTTATCTGCCGGAGAGCACGTTTAACCGCTATGGCAGGGTGACGGGGCTGGTTGCAGAAGAAATCCAGGACGGCCCGCTGGCGGGCAAGATGGCACTTTATGCCGATATCGAACCCACGGACGCCCTGGTGGCACTGGTGAAAAAGGGCCAGAAGCTTTTCACCTCCATGGAGGTCAGCACGAAGTTTGCCGACACCGGCAAAGCCTACCTTGTGGGGCTGGGTGCGACAGACGATCCTGCGAGCCTTGGCACCGAAATGCTGGCTTTCAGCGCCAGCGCCGCGCATAACCCGCTGGCAAACCGTAAGCAGAACCCTGAAAACCTGTTTTCGGAAGCGGTTGAAACGCTGATCGAACTTGAAGAAGCCCAGGACGAAAAGCCGTCCCTCTTTGCCCGCGTCACCGCGCTGTTCACCAAAAAAGAGCAGACCGACGATGCGCGTTTCTCAGACGTGCATAAAGCCGTGGAACTTGTCGCCACCGAGCAGCAGAACCTGAGCGAGCGCACTGATAAATCCCTGGCTGAAAACGGTGAGCGCCTTTCCGCGCTGGAGTCCTCCCTGCAGGAACAGCAGGCCGCCTTTGCCGAGTTACAGCAGCAGCTGAGCCGTGAAGACAGCCGCAAGGATTACCGCCAGCGCGCGCCGGGCGGTGACGCACCGGCAGGCACCCTGACCAATTGCTGATGGAGCATAAAACCCGATGAAAAAGAAAACCCGCTTTGCCTTTAACGCTTACCTGCAGCAGCTGGCGCGCCTGAACGGTGTGGAGGTTGAAGAACTCTCCAGCAAGTTTACCGTGGAGCCGTCCGTGCAGCAGACGCTGGAAGACCAGATCCAGCAGTCCGCCGCTTTCCTGACGCTGATTAACATCACGCCGGTCACTGAGCAGTCCGGTCAGTTGCTGGGGCTGGGCGTTGGCAGCACCATTGCCGGAACCACCGATACCACCACCAAAGAGCGCGAGCCTACCGATCCGACGCTGATGGAAGACGTGGAATACAAATGCGAGCAGACCAACTTTGATACGGTGCTGACCTACGCAAAACTGGACCTGTGGGCGAAATTCCAGGACTTCCAGGTGCGTATTCGCAACGCCATCGTCAAGCGTCAGGCGCTGGACCGCATCATGATCGGCTTTAACGGCGTGAAGCGCGCCAAAACCTCCAACCGTGCTGAAAACCCGCTGCTGCAGGACGTCAATAAAGGCTGGCTGCAGAAAATCCGCGAAGACGCGCCGGATCACGTCATGGGCAGCAAAACCGCAGAAGACGGCACCACTACGGCAGAACCGGTAAAAGTCGGTCCGGGTGGTAAGTATGTAAATCTTGACGCGGTGGTGATGGATACCGTCAACGAGCTGATCGATGTGGAGTATCAGGATGATGACGAGCTGGTTGTTGTCTGCGGACGTGAACTGCTGTCTGACAAGTATTTCCCGCTGGTCAACAAAGAGCAGGACAACAGCGAGAAAATCGCCGCCGATCTGATCATCAGCCAGAAACGCATGGGCGGCCTGCAGGCTGTGCGCGCGCCTTTCTTCCCGGCAAATGCCCTGCTGATCACCCGTCTGGATAACCTGTCCATCTACTGGCAGGAAGACACCCGCCGCCGTTCAGTTATCGACAACCCTAAACGCGACCGGATTGAAAACTTTGAATCCGTCAACGAGGCGTATGTGGTCGAGGACTACCGCTGCGCGGCACTGGTGGAAAACATCGAAATCGGTGATTTCACCCCGCCTGCAGCAGAAACAGGAAACGGAGAGTAACGCATGAGCCTGAGTCCCGCACGGCAGCACCGCCTGCGCATTCAGGCCGAACAGGCCGCCCGTGAGGGCGGCAGTGTTCGCCATGCGTCGGGTTATGACCTGATGCTGCTGCAGCTGGCAGAAGATCGCCGCAGGCTTAAAGGCATCCAGTCCACGGTGAAAAAGGCGGAAATCAAGGTGGAGCTGCTGCCGAAATATTCTGCCTGGGCGGAGGGCGTGCTGGCTGCCGGAGGTGCGCAGCAGGATGACGTGCTGATGTACGTGATGCTGTGGCGTATCGACGCCGGTGATTATGCCGGTGCGCTGGAAATCGGGCGTCATGCGCTGAGCCATGGCTGGGTTATGCCGCTGGGCAACCGTAACGTGCAGACCGTGCTGGCAGAAGAAATGGCAGACGCGGCGCAAAGCGCTCTGCTTGCTGCTGCCGGTTTTGATGCCGATCTGCTTCTGCAGACGCTGGACCTGACAACCGATCTGGATATGCCGGACCAGTCGCGGGCGCGCCTGCATAAAGCCATCGGCGCTGTACTGAGCGAAAGCAACCCGGCGTCTGCCCTGAATCACCTTACCCATGCGCTGCAGCTTGATCCCCGCTGTGGTGTGAAAAAAGAAAAGCAGCAGCTGGAGCGCAGACTGCGCAATGACAGCCGCTAAAGAACGTGCCCCGCGCACGGGCGGCACGGGATGGCGAAAGGCACTGCCACATCAAAATTCCGTCCACCGCCCACTTATTCAGGAGAAAGCCGCATGAAGTTTGTTGCGCCCGAACAGGTGCCGGAACAGGCAGAGGTCATCAAAAATACGCCGTTCTGGCCTGATGTGGATCTGTCGGAATTTCGCAGTGTGATGCGAACTGACGGCACGGTGACGCAGCCGCGTTTAAAGCAGGTTGTGCTGACGGCTATTTCTGAGGTTAACGCTGAGCTGTACGACTTCCGCAACCGCCAGCAGTTGCTGGGCTGGCGGACACTTGCTGAGGTTCCGGCGGATATGCTGGACGGCAAAAGCGAGCGTATCCGGCACTACCACAACGCCGTTTTTTGCTGGGCGCGTGCTGTGCTCAATGAGCGTTATCAGGACTATGACGCCACGGCGTCAGGCGTGAAGCGAGGGGAGGAGCTGGCGGAGGCCAGCGGCGATCTGTGGCGTGATGCCCGCTGGGCTATCAGCCGGGTGCAGGATGCACCGCACTGTACGGTGGAACTTATCTGATGAAAGTGCGTGCGCATCAGTATGACACGGTGGACGCGCTTTGCTGGCGTCATTACGGGCGCACGCAGGGTGTCACTGAGCAGGTTCTGCAGGCGAATCCGGGGCTGGCTGAGTACGGCCCATTTTTACCGCACGGGCTGCAGGTGGAGCTGCCGGACATTACGGCGTCAACCACGGCGCAGACCGTCCAGCTATGGGACTGAATTATGACGCTTGAACGAATCAGCGCCTTTATCACTTACTGCATCGCCGTGCTGCTGGCATGGCTGGGCGATCTGTCGCTCAAGGATGCGTCAACGGTTGGCGGCGTACTGATTGGTGTGCTGATGCTGGCTATCAACTGGTACTACAAACACCAGTCTTTCAAATTGTTACGAGGTGGCAAGATTTCGCGGGGGGAATATGAATCCTTCAATCGTTAAGCGCTGCCTCGTCGGGGCGGTGCTGGCTATCGCCGCCACGCTGCCCGGATTTCAGTCGCTTCATACCTCCGTTGAGGGGCTGAAACTGATCGCCGATTACGAGGGATGCCGCCTGCAGCCTTATCAGTGCAGCGCGGGCGTTTGGACTGACGGGATCGGTAATACGTCCGGTGTGGTGCCGGGAAAAACCATCACGGAGCGGCAGGCAGCGCAGGGACTTATCACCAACGTGCTGCGCGTGGAGCGGGCGCTGGACAAATGTGTGGTGCAGCCGATGCCGCAACAGGTCTATGACGCAGTGGTGTCGTTTGCTTTCAACGTGGGAACCGGCAACGCCTGCAGCTCCACGCTGGTTAAGTTGCTGAACCAGCGGCGCTGGGCGGATGCCTGCCATCAACTGGCGCGCTGGGTATATGTCAAAGGTGTGTTTAATCAGGGGCTGGACAACCGCCGCGCGCGGGAAATGGCCTGGTGCTTAAAAGGAGCATAACGGAATGAAAAAGAAAGTCATGAGCGTTTTTTTCCAGCTGGCATGGGCTGCGCTGTTGGTTATCAGCCTGCTGTATCCGCGCAGCGGTGCGCCGGTTCTGGTTGGTGCGTCTGTCTGGGTGTCATGCTTCCTTGCCTGGCTGCTTGCTGCGCTGTGCGCTGTCGGGTGGTTCGCCGGAGATCGGGCGCGCGATGAGGTCAGGGCGGCATTGCTGAAATTCAGGGCGCACCCCGTAAAACCCGTGCGTACATGGGTAATCAGGCTGCTTATTGTTCTGTGCCTGGCGTTTTCTGGATGGGTGATCACCCTGGTGTTTTACCTGCTGACGTTGGTTTTGTATCAGATTGCCCGCGCGCAGCTTCATGAGCCGATGGCGGCCTGATGCGTGCGCTGGCGGTAGTGCTGGCGCTGGCACTTGCGGCGCTGGGCTGGCAGTCGTGGCGGCTTAACAATGCCAGTCACACCATTGAGACGCAGGGCAAGGCGCTGAAAAGCAAAACGCAGGAACTGACGAAGAAAAACAGTCAGTTGATTGGCCTGTCCATTCTGACCGAAACCAACAGCCGGGAGCAGACGCGGCTTTATGCGGCAGCGGAACAGACCACCGCGCTGCTGCGAAGCCGCCAGCGCCGGATCGAGGAACTGAAACGTGAAAACGAGGATTTACGCCGCTGGGCTGACGCTCCTTTGCCTGCTGACATTATCAGGCTGCGCGAACGTCCGGCCCTTGCCGGAGGTGCAGCTTACCGTGAATGGCTGTCCCAGAGTGACGCAGTGCCGTCTGGAAAGGTCAGCGCCGCGCAGTAACGGCGATCTGAACGCGGTGCTGGATGAAACCGAGGCCGCCTGGGCGGTCTGTGCTGACAAAGTGGACACGATTATTGCGTGTCAGGAGCGAGACAGTGAACAAACCGCGGTCCTTACGCAGCGCCCTGAATAAAGCGGTTGCTTATGTCCGCGACAACCCGGACAAGCTGCACCTTTTCGTTGATAACGGCTCACTGGTGGCAACCGGTGCCAGCTCCATGTCATGGGAATACCGCTACACCCTGAACGTGGTGATCGAGGATTTCAGCGGAGACCAGAATCTGCTGATGGCTCCTGTGCTGCTGTGGCTAAGTGACAACCAGCCGGATGCTATCAATAACCCGGAGCTGCGCGAAAAACTGTTCACCTTTGAAGTGGATATTCTGCGCAACGATGTGTGCGATATCAGCCTGAACCTGCAACTGACGGAGCGCGTGCTGGTCAGCACTAACGGCAGCGTGTCAAGCGTTGAAGCGGTGCCGGAGCCGGACGAACCCGAAGAAATGTGGACGGTGAAACGTGGGTGAACTGCAGAGGGTGGATGACTGGCTGACGGCGCTACTGGCAAATCTGGAGCCTGCAGCACGCAGCCGTATGATGCGGCAACTGGCGCAACAACTGCGCCGGACGCAGCAGCAGAGCATCAGGCTGCAGCGTAATCCTGACGGCAGCGGCTATGAGCCGCGCCGGGTGACAGCCCGCAGCAAGAAGGGCCGCATCAAACGCCAGATGTTTGCAAAGCTTCGCACCACAAAATACCTGAAAACCACCGCCAGTGCGGACTCCGCCAGCGTGCAGTTTGATGGCAAGGTGCAGCGCATTGCCCGTGTTCATCATTACGGCCTGCGTGATCGCGTCAGCCGCAAAGGCCCGGAGGTCCGCTACGCAGAGCGCCGCCTGCTGGGCGTGAATGATGAGGTGGAAACCGTTACCCGTGACACTCTGTTGCGCTGGCTGGCGGGGTGATCTTTGTTTCATCGCTGGTACAAGCGCCAGAACTGCCTACCTTTTCCCACTGATGGCAACCTTTCGTTATGAATGCACAACTGACCGAAATCATGCGCCTTATCACCAACCTGATCCGCACCGGCACCGTGACCGAAGTGGACCGGGAAAACTGGCTGTGCCGGGTGAAGGTGGGCGAGCTTGAAACCAACTGGATTAACTGGCTGACGCTGCGCGCCGGTGGTGCCCGTACATGGTGGTGTCCGTCGCCGGATGAGCAGGTGGTGGTGCTGAGTATGGGCGGCAATCTGGAAACCGCTTTTGTGCTGCCCGCTATCTACTCCAATCAGTTTCCGCCACCGTCGGATTCCGTGGACGGTTGCGTGACGGAGTACCCGGACGGGGGATGGTTTGAGTATGAACCCGCCACCGGACGATGGCATGTCAGGGGCATCAAATCCATGGTGATCGAGGCAGCAGACAGCGTCACCTACAAAACAGGTGAGTTTGTGGTGGAGGCTGACACCACGCATATTAACAGCGAGGTGGTGATCAATGGCGGCGTCACCCAGGGCGGCGGCGCAATGAGTTCTAACGGGATCGTGGTTGATGACCATGAGCATACTGGTGTTCTGAAAGGTGGCGACAACACGGGGGGGCCGGTATGACGTTGTATATCGGTATGAGCAGGAATGACGGGCAGACCATCACAGATACAGACCATCTGCGCCAGTCGGTGCGGGATATTCTGCTGACGCCGCAGGGCAGCCGTCTTGCCCGCCGGGAATATGGCTCCCTGCTGTCTGCCCTGATTGACCAGCCGCAGAACCCGGCACTGCGCCTGCAGATTATGTCTGCGGTCTATGTGGCGCTGAACCGCTGGGAACCGCGCCTTACGCTGGACTCCATCACCATCAACGGCAATTTTGACGGCTCTATGGTGGTTGAACTTACCGGACACGGCAATAACGGAGCACCGGTTTCCCTTTCCGTATCAACAGGAGCAGACAATGGCAGTCATTGATCTTTCCCAACTACCGCCGCCGCAGATTGTGGACGTGCCGGACTTTGAAGCATTGCTGGCAGAACGCAAGGCCGCCTTTGTGGCCCTCCATCCGGCTGATGAACAGGATGCCGTTATGCGCACGTTAGCGCTGGAGTCAGAACCTGTCACCAAACTGTTGCAGGAGAATACTTATCGAGAAATCCTGCTGCGCCAGCGTATTAATGAGGCTGCGCAGGCGGTCATGGTGGCCTATTCCATGGGAAATGACCTTGAGCAACTGGCAGGCAACTGCAACGTGAAGCGCCTGACGGTAGTCCCTGCAGATAATGACGCGGTGCCGCCGGTCGCCGCAGTGATGGAAAGTGATGAAGCATTACGCCAGCGCATTCCTGCAGCATTTGAGGGGCTGTCCGTTGCAGGGCCGACGGGAGCCTATGAGTTCCACGCCAGAAGTGCCGACGGGCGCGTGGCTGATGCCAGCTCAACCAGTCCTGCACCGGCAGAGGTGGTGCTTACCGTACTGAGCCGCGAGGGTGACGGGACGGCAGGGGCTGACCTGCTGGCAGTGGTTGAACAGGCGCTTAACAGTGAGAATGTGCGCCCGGTGGCAGACCGCCTGACGGTGCGCAGCGCTGAAATTATTCCGTACAGCGTGGACGCAACGATATTCCTTTATCCGGGGCCGGAGGCTGAGCCGGTGATGGCAGAAGCAAAAGCCAGTCTGCAGAAATACATCGCCAGTCAGACGCGGCTGGGACGTGATATCCGCCGCAGCGCCATTTATGCCGCGTTGCATGTGGAGGGGGTCCAGCGTGTGGAGCTGACGTCCCCGCTGGGTGATGTGGTGCTGGATAAGACGCAGGCGGCATCCTGTACTGAATGGAGCGTCACCAACGGGGGCACTGATGAATAGCCTGTTGCCGCCGGGTTCGTCGCCGCTTGAGCGCCGACTGGCGCAGACCTGCAGCGGGATTTCCGATCTGCAGGTATCACTGCGGGATTTGTGGAACCCGGCAACCTGCCCGATCAGATTCCTGCCTTATCTGGCCTGGGCGTTTTCTGTTGATCGCTGGGATGAGAGCTGGACAGAAAGCGTCAAGCGCCGCGTTGTGCAGGACGCGTTTTATATCCATCAGCACAAGGGAACAACCAGCGCTGTGCGGCGCGTGGTGGAGCCGTTCGGCTTCCTGATCCGCATCATTGAGTGGTGGCAGACCGGCGAAACGCCGGGGACGTTCCGTCTGGATATTGGCGTGCAGGACCAGGGCATAACAGAAGAAACCTATCTGGAGCTGGAGCGCCTGATCGGTGACGCCAAACCGTGCAGCCGTCATCTGGTTGGCATGTCCATCAACCTGCAGACAGGCGGTCCGTATTTTGTGGGTGCAGCCACCTACACCGGCGAAGAAATCACGATCTACCCGCACATCAACGAAACCATTATTTCCGGCGGCACCGCCTATGAGGGCGGAGCGGTCCATGTTATTGACACGATGAGAGTGAACCCATGAACGCAAAATTTTACACCCTGCTGACGGATATCGGCGCGGCGAAACTGGCTAGCGCCGCCGCGCTCGGTATCCCGCTTAAAATTACCCATATGGCGGTGGGTGACGGTGGTGGAGCACTGCCCACTCCCAGCGCACAACAGACCGCGTTAGTGGCTGAAAAGCGCCGCGCAGCACTGAATATGCTGTATATCGATCCCCAGAACAGCAGCCAGATTATTGCTGAGCAGGTGATCCCTGAAACTGAGGGCGGTTGGTGGATTCGTGAAGTCGGCCTGTTTGATGAAAACGGCGCACTGATTGCCGTCGGGAATTGCCCGGAAAGCTATAAGCCGCAGCTCGTTGAGGGCAGCGGACGCACGCAGACCGTACGCATGGTGCTGATTACCAGCAGCACAGATAACATCATCCTGAAAATTGACCCTGCTGTGGTTCTGGCAACCCGCAAATATGTGGATGACAAGGTGCTGGAGCTTAAGGTGTATGTGGATGATCTGATGGCAAAACATCTTGCTGCTGCAGATCCGCATACGCAATATGCGCCAAAAGCCAGTCCGACATTCACTGGTACGCCAAAAGCACCGACGGCAGCGGCAGGCAATAATTCCATGCAACTTGCTAACACGGCTTTTGTGCAGGCGGCAATTGCTGCACTGGTGGCATCTTCTCCAGCTGCACTCGATACGCTTAACGAACTGGCGGCGGCGCTGGGAAACGATCCTAATTTTGCCACCACCATGACAAATGCGCTTGCCGGAAAGATGGACAAGGCAGCCAATGGAAAAGACATTGCTGATGTTTCAGAGTTTCTCAAAAACCTTCAATTGAGAGAATCATTTTCTGGCGTTGTTGGGCAGTCTCGAAATGCCAGAATGTCAGTGGCTGCAGCGAGTGCTACTGCGACATTTTCAGCCGATGAATTGATTGTTGAAGATAGTGGAGGGCGTCAGTACCGGGTAACTTCTTTCAGCAAGGAAATCAACCTGGCGACTACCGGTGCAGGCGGGATGGATAAGGGGGTTGTCCCGGCCACTGGATTCGTTGCGCTGTATGCGATTTATAACCCGACTACTGATATGTCGTCATTGCTGGCAGTAAATGCTACCTCTGTTGATGCACCAGAAATTTATAGTGGCTCATCGTTACCACCTGATTATACCGCCAGTGCACTGGTGAGTGTTTGGGGTATTTCAGAGTCAAAATTCAAAGCTGGAACGCAGAATGGGCGGGTTATTAATGTTGACCGTCAGACAGCAATAACAACAACCGCAACAATAAATACGCTAACTGAGTTATCTATTGCCGCAATTGTTCCTAAAAACGCAAGGAAAGTGAGTGGCTATGGCTCCATCTATGCAACAGCAGGCGGTGGTGCGCAATCTGGCGGTTTAATTATTGATGTTGCATCCACAAATAGCGGTGTCGGGTACGTATCAATCGGTGGTTATGTTGGGAATTATGGCATAGGGGTTTATGGTCAGTTTGCAGAATTATTGCTATCAACCCCACAATCAATTTTTTATGACGTGAACCCAAACGGCACATCAATCACGGGTTTTTCTGCATCATTATTTATAAGTGGATACACGATATGATTTACGCTGAATTAACACCAGATGGAAAGTCGGTTGTGGCATTGTTCTCATGCGAGCAAGAAACTTCCACACAGATTGATAAGAATGATGCGCGTTATATTGAGTTTTATAACGCGCAACCTGAGGTTATGCAGCGGATACTGCCAGCCCCAGAGGTGTAGGCCATTCAATACACGGGCTGTTGATGAATTCACTTTCCTTAATAGCCAGACATTGAATGACCCAAACGGCACAACCAGTAGACGCATCTTATAGTGGTGGTGCATCTGCGATCAATCCCTATGCAAGCGGCAATGGCGTGCCGGGCGTTGTAATCATTGAGTGGTGATAAAATGGCTAATTACGCAATTGTTCATGAAGGCATAGTCATTGATATGAATATATGGGATGGGATATCAGACCGCATCCCAGAGATTGGCGATGAAATTCTTTCCAACGAAGAAATAAGCATCGGATAGTAATATTCAAATGGAATATTTTCAGCCCCATACGATCCAAATCATGATGATAAAAATCAGGACTTGGAAGTTGATTCAGAAACTGAGTAAGCGTGAGTGAAAAAAAGAGGGCTATATAGCCCTCTTGTGAGACTAAGATTGTTGCTTAAATCTTAAAAAGAAGTTTTTTTCATGGCGCAATCTGTAAAAAGGCTGCTCAATCAATCTAAGGGATATGTATGAAGATAAAATGGATGATGACATTATAAGAAGTACACCGCTTACGCTTATAACATTAAATCCCATTTTATTAAAAGCGTAGAAAAACATTAGGTGGTTAAGATAAACTCCATAGCTCAAATCACCCGCTAGCTTGTCGATGTTGTTCTTTATGTTTATCTTGAATAAAGCAAATACAATTGGAACTCCGATTAGGATTCCCGACAAAACCTCTTTATTGAAACTATATGTATGCAACTCGGTGAAAAAAGAAGCAATAAAAAAAGCTAGCGACAATGCGTATAGGGAAATCATGAGCTTAAATTTTCTCTCCGCCATCAGATTCCCAATTAAGAATATGAAAAGAGTGCCGCTTATCATTCTGTAACCAAAGTAGTCAGTATTTATGATTCCAAGATACGCAGGGACAAAAAGAACAAGTGATACTATAGAAAATAAAAAGCTTTTCCCGCTCAATAAGATAAATGGAATCAGTAAATAAAACTGCAACTCCAATCCAAGAGACCATGATTGTGGCACTATAATATAATCGTTCATAAAAACAGCAAACCCATTTAGTGGCAGTATTGATAAATTAACTAAAAACTGACTTATGGATAGCTTTTCAATGCCGTCAAAAGCTATGTATAGAAAGCTGGTTAAAGCAAGGTAAAAAACAAATTGCGGAAATAATCTCATGGCACGGTCAATGTAGAATAGAGTTATGCAATCAACCCCTCTGAATTTTGCATTTATAAGTTTTGTGATTACATACCCGCTAATTATAAAAAATGACACAACTGCGGTCACACCTTGATTGTAGCCAATAAATTGATATCCGCAATGCGATAGCAGAACTAGCAATGCGAGAATCAGTCTATACACTCCCAACTTATTGTCCTCTTTTTTATAATTTAAATATTCCATCTGAGCCCAGATGGTTATCATGAATATCTCACCAAACAGCAGCGCTGCATCTACCTTTCAGAAGCCAAAAACCAAACCAAAAAATGATAGTAATGCCGCAATCTAACAATAAAAACAATCACAGTAACAGTCCTATTATGAATACTGACACTCACATCAGAAACAGGTAGGGAGAGATAGAGAAAACATACCACATCCACATCTCACAGAATACATTAGCATTCAACATTCACTGGTTATGGTGTAGTGGCACACTGAATTTGGCCACCTAAGTTGAGGTGATATGCTCACCTAAAAATTTCACAGGTGAACCAATGAGCAAAGCATTTACTGCTGAATTTAAACTCGAAGCGGCAAAGCTGGTCCTCGACCAGCACTATACCCATGGCGAAGCGGCGAAGGCGATGAACGTCAGCCTCTCAGCCATCAACCGCTGGGTCAAATAGTTACAAATGGAACCTTTCAAAGAATTTAAATGCACTGCTAACCATCATTTTTCATCAATCTCAATTGTGCCATTCCCCACACATAGCCCGGCGCGTGCGCCGCGCGCATATCAACCAGAACATAGGCACACCCCCTGTAAACCGGAGAGACTGCCTTATGGCTCAGGATTACCACCACGGGGTGCGCGTTGTTGAAGTCAACGAGGGCACCCGATCTATCACCACGGTGAGCACCGCTATCGTGGGCATGGTCTGCACCGGCGATGATGCTGATGCGTCCGTGTTTCCTCTCAATAAGCCGGTTCTGCTGACGGATGTGCTGGAGGCCAGCGGTAAAGCAGGCGAGTCCGGCACGCTGGCCCGTTCGCTGGATGCGATTGCCGACCAGTCAAAACCCGTGACGGTTGTTGTGCGCGTGGCGCAGGGCGAAACCGAAGCGGAAACCACCTCCAATATTATCGGTGGCGTCACGTCCGACGGTAAGAAAACGGGGATGAAAGCGCTGCTTTCTGCGCAGTCGCAACTGAAAGTTAAGCCGCGCATTCTCGGTGTACCTGGGCACGACACGCAGGCGGTTGCCACTGAGCTGATGAGTGTGGCACAGAGCCTGCGCGGGTTTGCCTACCTGTCCGCCTATGGTTGTAAGACGGTGGAGGAAGCCATTGCATACCGGGACAATTTCAGCCAGCGAGAAGGGATGCTGATCTGGCCTGATTTCATCAACTTTGACACCGTGCTAAAAGCCGATGCGACGGCTTACGCCTCTGCACGTGCGCTCGGTTTGCGCGCCAAAATCGACGAACAGACCGGCTGGCACAAAACCCTGTCCAACGTGGGTGTGAATGGCGTCACCGGTATTTCCGCTGATGTGTTCTGGGATCTGCAGGACCCGGCAACGGATGCGGGACTGCTGAACCAGAACGACGTCACCACGCTGATCTGTAAAGACGGGTTCCGCTTCTGGGGTTCCCGCTGCCTCAGTGATGATCCCTTGTTTGCGTTTGAGAACTACACCCGCACGGCGCAGGTGCTGGCTGACACGATTGCAGAGGGGCATATGTGGGCGGTGGATAAGCCACTGAATCCGTCACTGGCCCGCGACATTATCGAAGGTATCCGCGCCAAATTACGCAGCCTGGTGAATCAGGGATACCTCATCGGGGCGGACTGCTGGCTGGATGAGTCAGTGAACGATAAAGACTCCCTGAAAGCCGGGAAACTCACCATCGACTACGACTACACGCCTGTGTCGCCGCTTGAAAATCTGATGCTGCGCCAGCGCATCACCGATCGCTACCTGGTCGATTTTGCCAGCCGTGTCAGTGCATAAGGGGGATACATGGCATTACCACGCAAGTTAAAACACCTGAACCTGTTCAACGACGGGAACAACTGGCAGGGGATCGTTGAGTCCCTGACCCTGCCGAAATTCACCCGCAAGTTTGAGAAGTATCGCGGCGGCGGTATGCCGGGCGCGGTGGATGTGGATATGGGGCTGGATGACGGCGCACTGGACACGGAATTTTCAATCGGCGGCACCGAACTGCTGTTATTCAAACAGATGGGAGCTGCCACGGTGGACGGTATCCAGTTGCGTTTTACCGGCTCTATTCAGCGTGACGATACCGGCGAAGTGCAGGCCGTTGAGCTGGTTGTGCGGGGGCGTCATAAAGAGGTGGATTCCGGCGAGTGGAAAACCGGAGAAAGTAGCGCCACCAAAGTCAGCAGCACCAACAGTTACGCGAAGCTGACCATTAACGGCGAGGTGCTCTATGAGGTTGATGTGGTCAACATGATTGAAATCGTTGACGGCGTGGACCTGATGGAAGCGCACCGTAACGCCCTTGGCCTCTGATTGAACTTAACGGCGCGGTGATCCGCGCCAGTATCTAATTAACAGGAAACGAACATGAGCGACAAGCTGACTGAAAAAACCGTACAACTGGATACTCCCATCATGCGCGGTAAAACCCAAATCACCGAAATTGTGCTGCGTAAGCCTCAGTCCGGTGCGCTGCGCGGCACCCGCCTGCAGGCCATTATGGATATGGACGTGGGGGCCATGATGACAGTGATCCCGCGTATTTCCAACCCGACGCTGACCGCACAGGAAATGGCTGAACTGGACCCCGCCGATCTCACCGCACTGTCGGTAGAGGTGGTAACTTTTTTGTTGAAGAAGTCGGTGCTTGCCGGTTTACCGACAGCCTGACGATTGATGACCTAGTGGCGGATATCGCCACCATCTTTCACTGGTCGCCGTCCATCACTGACGTTATGCCGCTGACTGAGGTGCTGGAGTGGCGGCACAAAGCGATTCAGAGAAGCGGGGCCAGCGATGAGTGACAATAACCTGCGTCTGCAGGTGATTCTGAATGCGGTTGACAAGCTCTCCCGCCCATTTCGATCCGCGCAGGCCAGCTCGAGAGAGCTGGCTGCTGTGCTTCAAACCACCCGGAATAGCCTGAAAGAACTGAATAAGCAGGCCGCGCGTATTGATGAATTCCGTAAAACCAGGTCACAGCTTGCTATTACTGCAAAAAATCTCAACGCCGCACGCGAAGAAGCCGCAAAACTTGCCACCCAGTTTACTGCAACAAACCGCCCAACCGCTGCTCAGGCCAAGTTATTTAGCCATGCGAAAACCCGCGTACAGGAACTGCAGCAGACATACAACGGTCTGTTGGGTTCGGTACAAAGACAGCGGCAGGCGCTGAAAGAATCCGGGATCGATACTAAACAGCTAAGTAGCGCACAGCGGGAACTGCGGAAAAATGCAGATGAAACAAGGCAAGCTCTGGAGCGTCAGCAGAAATCCCTGAAACGTCTGGGTGAACAGCAGGCAAAAATGAATGCTGCCCGTGAGCAATATTCCAGACGCCTTGAGGTGCGGGATCGTATCGCCGGGGCAGGTGCTACCACCACGGCAGCGGGGCTGGCAATGGGCGCGCCGGTTATGGCTGCAGTTAAGAGCTACGCCAGTATGGAAGATGCCATGAAAGGCGTGGCAAAGCAGGTAAACGGGCTGCGGGACGATAACGGCAACCGTACAAAGCAGTTTTATGACATGCAGAATGCCATCAAGGCTGCCAGTGAGCAGCTACCGATGGAGAATGGTGCTATAGACTATGCCGCGCTGGTTGAGGGGGGCGCGCGCATGGGCGTGACCAACCAAGACGATACTTACGAAGACCAGAAACGTGACCTGCTGGCCTTTGCATCCACGGCGGCAAAAGCTGCAACGGCCTTTGAGCTGCCAGCCGATGAACTGGCGGAAGGGTTGGGGAAAATCGCGCAGCTCTATAAAGTGCCGACGCGCAATATTGAACAACTGGGCGATGCGCTGAACTACCTGGACGATAACGCCATGTCAAAGGGTGGGGACATTATCAACGTCCTGCAGCGAATGGGGGGCGTGGCCGACCGGCTTGATTTCCGCAAGGCGGCCGCGCTGGGTTCCACTTTCCTGTCTCTGGGCGCCGCGCCAGAAATTGCCGCCAGCGCATCAAATGCGATGGTGCGCGAACTGTCGATTGCAACCATGCAGAGCAAGCGGTTCATGGAAGGTATGGATCTGCTGAAACTCGATCCAGAAAAGATTGAAAAACAGATGGCTACGGATGCCATGGGCACTATTCAACGCGTACTGGAGAAGGTCAACAAGCTGCCGCAGGATAAGCGCCTGTCTGCAATGACGATGATTTTTGGCAAAGAGTTTGGCGATGATGCCGCAAAACTGGCAAACAACCTGCCGGAGCTGCAGCGCCAGCTGAAACTCACTGCAGGCAGCGATGCTAATGGCTCCATGCAGAAAGAATCCGACATCAACAAGGATTCATTGTCTGCGCAGTGGTTGCTGGTTAAGACGGGCGCGCAGAACGCTTTCAGTAGCATGGGGGAAACGCTGCGCCAGCCGCTGATGGATATCATGAGCATGGTTAAAGGCGTGACCGGGGCGCTTCGGCGCTGGGTTGAGCAGAATCCTGTGCTGGCTGGCACGCTGATGAAAGTGGCTGCGGCGACGGCGGCGATCACTGTCGGGCTGGGTACGCTGGCGGTGGCGGTGGCTGCAGTGCTGGGGCCGATTGCGGTGATCCGGTTCGCGCTGTCGATGCTGGCGGTTAAGGCGTTACCGTCCACCGCTGATGCAGCGACCCGCACGGGCGGAGTGCTGCGTTTACTGGTTTCCGGCCCGCTGGCAGTGCTGCGCGTGGCGCTGTTTTCTGTGGGTAGTCTGCTTGGCGCGCTGTTGAGTCCGATCGGTCTGGTGGTGGCTGCGCTGGCTGGGGTGGCGATGGTGGTCTGGAAATACTGGCAGCCTATCAGCACCTTTCTGGGTGGCGTGGTGGAAGGGTTCAAAGCGGCGGCAGCGCCTATCCTGTCAGCCTTCACTCCGCTAATGCCTATTTTTCAGTGGGTAGGAGATAAGGTCCGGGAGTTGTGGGGCTGGTTTACCGACTTGCTGACGCCAGTTAAATCGACGGCGGCAGAGCTGCAGAGTGCGGCATCAATGGGGCGTTTGTTCGGGGAAATGGTGGCGGAAGGGCTGAACATGGCGCTGCATCCGCTGGAATCTCTGAAATCCGGTGTGATCTGGTTGCTGGATAAACTTGGTCTGGTTAACAAAGAGGCCGCCAGCGCCAGGATGCCAAATCAGACGCCTGCCACAGTGGGCGGTAACGGCAGCGTGATATTGCCGCCAGGCGGGTTCCCGGCTTATGCGGGGATGTATGACACCGGCGGTAATATCCCGCGCGGGCAGTTTGGCATCGTGGGGGAGAACGGCCCGGAGATTATCAACGGCCCGGTAAACGTAACCAGCAGGCGACGCACAGCGGCGCTGGCCTCGGTGGTTGCCGGGATGATGGGGGTGGCTGCGGCGCCGGTCGATGCGGCACCGCTTCATCCGTTTAGCCTGCCGGTAAAAGCAGGCGCCGCAATGATGGGCCAGAGCGCCAGCGTACAGCCGGTTATCCGTGTGGACGCCCCCACGCAGATTATTATCCAGGCGCAGCCAGGACAGAATGCGCAGGACATTGCGCGAGAGGTGGCGCGACAGCTCGATGAGCGTGACCGCCGGATCAGGGCGAAGGCCCGGAGTAACTACAGCGATCAGGGGGGCTATGACTCATGATGATGGTGCTGGGATTATTTGTTTTCGAGCTGCGCACGGTCCCTTATCAGGAACTGCAGTATCAGCGCAGCTGGCGCCATGCGACAAACAGCCGCGTAAATCGCCGCGCCACCACGCAATTTCTGGGGCCGGATAATGACACGCTGACGCTATCCGGGGTGCTGTTGCCGGAAATTACCGGCGGCAGGCTGTCCATGCTGGCGCTGGAACAGATGGCGGAGCTGGGCAAGGCGTGGCCCCTGATCGAGGGCAGCGGCACGATTTATGGCATGTATGTGATCGAGGGGCTGAACCAGACGAAAGCAGAGTTTTTCCGGGACGGGATGCCGCGCCGCATTGAGTTCTCATTGTCACTGAAAAGGGTGGATGAGTCGCTGGCGGATATGTTCGGCAGCCTGAGTGACCAGCTCAGCAACCTGCAGGACTCTGCTGCCTCTGCGATTGAGGGGATTAAAAACACGGCTGGAGGATTGCTGCAGTGAACTTTAATTCTGATCTCCTGAATCTGAACAGCAAAAGCCCGGCTTTCAGTATCGTCATTGAAGGTAAGGACGTGACGACCGTGCTGGATACCCGCCTGATGAGTCTGACGCTGACGGATAACCGGGGCTTTGAAGCGGATCAGCTTGATCTGGAACTGGACGACGCCGACGGTCTGATTGCTCTGCCGCGACGTGGGGCAGTGATTCAGCTGGCGCTGGGCTGGAAAGGCCAGCCGCTTTTCCCTAAAGGGGCTTTTACCGTGGATGAAATTGAACACAGCGGTGCCCCTGACCGATTGACCATCCGGGCGCGTAGCGCAGATTTCCGTGAAACCCTCAATACACGGCGCGAAAAATCATGGCATCAGACAACGGTGGGGGAGGTGGTAAAGGAAATCGCCGCCCGGCATAACCTCAAAATGGCGCTGGGTAAAGACCTGACGGATAAGGCGCTGGATCATCTGGACCAGACCAATGAAAGCGATGCAAGTTTTCTGATGAAACTGGCGAGACAGTATGGGGCGATTGCTTCCGTTAAGGACGGGAATCTGCTGTTTATCCGGCAGGGACAGGGAAGAACGGCGAGCGGCAAGCCGCTGCCGGTTATCACCATAACGCGCAAAGCCGGTGACGGTCATCGGTTCACCCTTGCTGATCGTGGTGCCTATACCGGTGTTATTGCCAGCTGGTTGCATACGCGTGAACCCAGGAAAAAAGAGACAACCAGTGTTAAGCGTCGTCGAAAGAAAACCACCACACCCAAAGAGCCGGAAGCAAAACAGGGCGATTATCTGGTGGGAACGGATGAAAATGTGCTGGTTCTTAATCGTACCTACGCCAACCGGAGCAATGCAGAGCGCGCAGCAAAAATGCAGTGGGAACGTCTGCAGCGTGGGGTTGCTTCATTTTCCCTGCAGCTCGCTGAGGGGCGGGCTGATCTCTATACGGAAATGCCGGTGAAGGTTACAGGGTTTAAGCAGCCAATCGATGATGCAGAATGGACCATTACCACCCTGACGCATTCTGTCAGCCCGGATAATGGATTTACGACCAGCATAGAGCTTGAAGTAAAGATTGATGATTTAGAAATGGAATGA